ATATATGTAAGAAATTAAATTTTGATATAATTAGTACAGAAACATTTAAGTGGAGACATAGCAATAATTTAGATGATATTTTAAGAATAAAGGCAATAAAAAATGGATAATTGTACCATACTACTTCCACTGAAGGATCGAGAACGATACACAAAAAGATTTATGTCATCTTTAGAAAAATCTTCGTGTAAATTTAAAATTTTAATAGCAGATGGTGGGATGAGTAAAGAAATAACAGATTTACTTTCCGACAGTAATAACTATCCCAAATTACAATATGTTTATAAAAAATATTCGTATGATAAAGATCTACTTACTTTTTATAAAAAAATGAGTAATATAGTCATGCAAATAGATACACCGTTTGTGACTTTTATGGATAATGATGATTATCTTAATCTAGATGGTTTTGTTAAATGCGTAGATACTATTTCTAATACTAATTTTATTTCTGCACGAGGTCGTGTTGATGATATGGATGGAAATAATATGTACGGAACTCATCCCAATTCAATTGTAGGAAATTCTGCAAGTGAAAGAGTGCTAGATCAAACAGAACACTTTCATGGAAATTGGCATAATGTTATTCATACAAACATAGCTCAAATATGCTGGCGTTTAATCGAAGTTTTAAATCCAACAAATTTTAGATTTATAGAACAGATAACTTCATATATTCCAGTTGCATTTGGAAATAGTTATAGGGGAGATTTTCCTTGGTTGATTCATGATGCCGGAGATCGCATAGAAATGGAGACTGGTTGTTTACAGGATCATTTTCCTGATCAATTAACATGGATAAACTCAAGTCATTGGTTAGAGAATTTTAATAAAATGACTGAAGCAGTTGGTGTTGCTATTTCACATGTAGATAAAATTCCAATTGACGAAGCACTAAATAAATTTACCTCTGCTTATCCGCTGAAATTACCTCATCTAAAAGAACCACTAGAAGAAAGAATAAATCAAGCAAAGTCTTTGGGTTATAATAAAGAAAGAATTTCTGCTATGTCAGAAATAATTAGTAGTTATAGTATATAAATAGTAAGTACTTATTAATCGTTATGGAGTTATTATGGATCGACCAACTGTTACATTATGCATGATTGTCAAAGACGAAACTCATATTATAGAACAATGCTTACGTTCTATGGCAAAATATGTGGATCGTTATGATATTACCGATACTGGTTCTACTGATGGAACACAAGACCTAATTAAAAAGGTTATGGATGAATTGGGAGTTTCTGGAACTGTTCATCAATCGGACTGGAAAGGTTTTGGTGATGTGGGAGATAAGATGGGATCTCGCACTGAATCGTTTCGTAACGCAGAAAAAAGTGGGTGTGATTATGCATGGGTAATTGATGCTGATGATTACATAGAAGGCAAATTTACGTATCCTGACAACTTCGGTTCTGCTGATGCATATGCACTTAAGATGGGGCGAGGTGAGTTTACTTGGTGGAGAAATCAAATATTCAAATTGAGCGAAGGTTGGAAGTATGTTGGAGTTCTTCATGAATATGCAACTACAGATAAACCAAGAGAAGATATGGTCTACGATAGAATAGATGATGATAAGTATAAACTGGTTGCAAGAACAGAAGGAAATCGAAATATTGGTATTACTGTAATAGAAAAATATACTAGAGATGCTGAAACTATTTTAGAAGCAATGGAAATTGAACCAGATAATACACGATATATGTTTTATCTTGCACAAAGCTATTTTGACTCTCAGCAATGGGAAAAAGCAATAGAGTGGTATGCTAAAAGAGCAGACTCGGGTGGTTGGCCGGAAGAGATTTATTACTCTAGATTGCGAATTGGTATTCTTTGTGGTATACTAAAAAAACCAGAAGAAGAGTTTACAAAGGCAATGTTAGATTGTTGGAATGGCAAACCAGATAGAGCAGAACCACTTTGGTTCTTGGCTCGATATTATAGAATGAATAATAAACCTGCCTTGGGATATATCTATGCAAGAATTGCTTCTGAAATACCATATCCAAAGAATGATATTTTGTTTGTTCATGGCGATGTATATGAATGGACAGTGATGGATGAATTGGCAGCAACAGCATACTATGCAATGAAACCTCATATTGGTTATAATGCAGCAAAGGTTTTATTGGAAAGTAAATCTGTTCCCCCTGAACATAGAGGGAGAGTAGAATCCAATTTTAAATCTTATTCTGAATTACTCCAGCATATACATGGACAAGAAGAAGCAACTAGAATGAAAGAAGAACAAAATAAAAAAGAAGAAAAAGTCAAAAGAGCAAATAGAATTAAGAAAAGTACTAAGAGTCCATCTAAAACTGGATATAAAAAAAGAACAAAGGTGTAATTTAACTAATGTCTGATTTTCCTTTAAATCCAGATACAAATCAACATCATACAATCACTGGTGTTAGATGGAAATTTAATGGTACTGCTTGGGATTTAGTACCAGAAGCTGTTTTATCCATTAATGGACTAACTGGTGCTATTGATACCAGTGGGGTGACATTTGACTTTGCTGGAATATCAGCATCAGGCGATTTAAATTTGGCAGGAACTGCAAATCTAGAAAACTATACTGAACTTGTATATGCAATAGGAACGATTACTAGTAACACTGCAATTAGTTTTGCAAATGGTAATGTTCAGACTGTTACTGGTAATGGAAACTGCGAATTTAGTTTTACGAATGAACCAGCATCTGGTTCTGCTGGAACTATTACACTTCTAATTACAAACGGTGGCGCAAACACGACAACTTGGGAAGCAGCAGTTAAATGGCCAGGTAATGTTGCACCATCATTAACATCGTCTGGTATTGATATTTTATCTTTTATTACGATAGATGGTGGAACTACCATTTACGGATTTGTAGGTGGAATCAACTTCTCATGATTGGTGTATCGAGAGCATCTTCTACAAGATCATATCAACTACTGGCAACCACGACAATTACTTCGACTGGTTCTCAGACGTACACTGTCCCGGTCGGAATGGTTTATGCTGAAGTTGAGTTATGGGGCGCCGGCGGCGGTGGAGGTGGTAGGAAGAGGACAGGAGGCAGAGGAACAGAACAATATTATTCTGGCGGCGGCGGCGGTGGCGGGGGGTACTCTAAACACAGAATTCGAATTGTAAATCTTCATTTGGGTGATGTTTTAAATTTCTCAATTGGTGCTGGTGGAGCTATTGGAGATGGTGGAAATAGTACGGCGGGATCTGCCGGTGGTAATACAACTTTAGTTTCGCATACTAGATCAGGTGTTGTAATTACAAATACATCTACTTTAGGTAATGTTGCAGCAAACGGTGGTGTCGGTGGTGCTTCTAGCACATTAGGGAATAATGCTGCAGGAGGTGTTGCTTCCAATGGTAGCATTACCAATACACAAGGTACTGCTGGAGCTGAAGGGGGTACAGAAAACGCAGACGGTGCTGCTGGTGGTGCTGGTGCAAATGGTGGTGCTGGTGGAGCAGGAGGAACTTCAAGTTCTTCTACTGTAGCTGGTACTACACCCGCCGGCGGTGGAGGTGGTGGTGGTGGTGGGGCATATACTGATGCTAGAATCGATGGTGGTCTTGGTGCTAACGGTAAGGTTATAGTAAAAGCATATGGTTAATCTTGACATTTTTGTTTGATATGATATACTTTGTCTATATCTTTTTACTTATGGAGTAAGTATGACCGAGACGATGAAAATTTACAAGTTGTACCCCAATACACTCGAACTTAAACATGCCAGTCACGATGCTGCCTGTTATGACATTCACGCACATTTGCGTGGTCCAGTTACCCCCGAAGATGTTGCACCGACGATTCGTAATATCAAGTGGTTTGACTGCTATAATCAACCACATACTACGACGCCTAATGTTGTCTTTCAAGATGACACACCCAACTGCACATTTGAACTTGGTCCAAAGTGTCGTGCGTTGATTCCAACTGGTATGGTCTTTGATATTCCTGCCAATTTCTCTGCTCGACTTCATCCTCGATCTGGTCTTGCATGGAAAAACGGCGTGACTCTTATCAATGCAGAAGGTGTGATCGACTCGGATTATTGTAATGAAGTATTCATTCCTCTGTGGAACACCACAAGCAGTCCGTTCAAGATTATGCATGGTGATCGAGTAGCACAAGTTGAGATTGTACAATACAACCGACTTGTTAGTCACATCACCTACACACAAGCAACCCCACAAACACAAAAGACCAACCGCAAAGGCGGATTTGGATCAACTGGAGTATAGTATGAATCGTGACGAACTTTTAGAATATCACAAACTACTTTGTTTATCTGCAAGAGACTTAATGAGTCTTAAAAATCGTGACTATGCAGGTAAAAATGGTAATGAACCATTTGCAAATTTTACAAGAGTAGAATCTATGGGTATATGCACTACAGAGCAAGGGTTTTTAACTAGAATTACAGATAAAATGAGTAGATTATCTTCTTTCATCGATGCAGGCAAAATGCATGTGGAGGACGAAAGTTTTTACGATACTGTAATTGATGTTATTAATTACATGGTTCTTCTTGCTGCATACATTAAAGATAAACCTGATAATGTTGATACTGCAGTTACACCAGAACTTTTACTGGAAGATGATATGCCTTTGTTTAAAGATGTTCTTGCAAATAAAGAAGTTTAGTTGTATAATACATCACACTAGGAGATCATATCGAATGGAATTTAATTTTTATACCAACGTTTCTCTTGTTGGTAATAGTATTTTATATCGTGGGTTTGAGGATGGTATTGAAGTTCGGAGAGTAGATGATTACTCTCCTACTCTTTTTTTAAAATCTAATAGCAAGACAAATCTTAAAACTTTAACTAATGAATACGTAGAACCTATTCAACCTGGTACGATTGCAGAATGTAGAGAATTTGTTAATACCTACGTTAATGTTCCTAATTTTACGGTTTATGGAAATACAGACTATGTCTATCAGTACATAGGAGATTATTTTCCAAATGAAGTTTCGTATGATTTAAATTTACTTCCTATTTGTTATATTGATATTGAAACAACGTGCGAAAAAGGATTTCCTCAAGTAGAAAATCCAAAGGAACAAGTAATTGCAATTACAGTTTCTATGTTTGATAAAACTCATGTTTTTGGACTTGGAACATTTTCAAATAATACTAAAGGTACTACTTGTTATCAGTTTAGTTCAGAAAAAGATTTATTGGAAAGTTTTTTGCAGTGGTGGGAACAAAATACACCACATATTATAACTGGGTGGAATGTTAAGTTTTTTGATATTCCTTATCTTGTATCTCGAATTAAAACTGTATTAAAACCGAAGGATGCAAAAAGACTTTCTCCGTGGAAAAGATTGCGAGATAAGTATATTGAAAAACAAGGAAAAAAGAATTTGGTTTTTCAAATTCTAGGAATTTCTATTTTAGATTATTATGATTTGTATAGAACGTTTACATATACAAATCAAGAATCTTATAGACTTGATCATATTGCATCTGTAGAACTAAATGAAAGAAAATTAGGTTATGCTGAATATGATTCAATAAAAGATTTTTATAAAAATAATTTTCAAAAATTTATAGATTATAATATTCATGATGTTGTTCTTATTCAAAAACTAGAGCAAAAATTAAAGTTACTAGAACTAGCTGTTGCACTTGCATATAATGCAAAAGTAAATTATGAAGATGTATTTTCTCAGGTACGAACTTGGGATGCAATAATTTATCATTATCTTAGAGATAAAAATATCGTAATTCCACCAAAGAAAGGTAATGTTAAAAACGATCAATATGCTGGTGCTTATGTTAAAGATCCAATTGTGGGTCAGCATGATTGGGTTGTGTCATTTGACTTAAATAGTCTATATCCACACTTGATTATGCAATATAATATCAGTCCAGAAACTTTGGTGCGTGATCATAGTGAACTTTGTTTTGGTATTGGAGTGAATAACATACTCATGGGTGATGTTGATCACACGTATGCTGGTTGTTACGAAAAACTAAAAACACTAAAGAAGTTAGATTTATCGGTTGCTGCAAATGGAACTTTTTATCGTAAAGATAAGTACGGTTTTCTCCCAGAACTAATGGAGAATATGTACGAAGAACGTAGTATGTACAAGAAGAAAATGATCGAGTGTCAAAAGCAGAAAGAAAAGGATCCGGATAATAAAGAACTAGATTATAAAATTGCAAAGTTTAATAACTTTCAGATGGTTCGTAAAATTCAATTGAACTCTGCTTATGGTGCTATCGGAAATCAGTGGTTTAGATATTATGATGTAGATATGGCAGAAGCAATCACGCATTCTGGTCAGTTGAGTATTAGATGGATTGCAGATAAATTAAATGTATTTTTAAATGAGCATGTGGGAACTAAAGATTATGATTATGTTGTTGCATCTGATACAGACTCTGTGTATTTGCGACTTAATGAATTAGTTAAAAAGTTTGTACCTACTAAAAGTAAAGAAGAAGTTATAAACTTTTTAGATAAAGCATCAGAAAAGATTATTCAGCCTTTTATTGACAAACAGTACGCAAATCTGGCTGAGATTATGAATGCGTACCAAAACAAAATGATTATGGAACGCGAAGTTATTGCGGAAAAAGGTATATGGACAGCAAAAAAACGATACATGTTAAATGTGTGGGACAGCGAAGGTGTTCGGTATGAAGAACCCAAACTTAAAATTATGGGAATTGAAACTACCCGAAGTTCTACCCCCGCAATTGTTAGACACAAACTCAAAGAATGTATTAGACTTATTCTTACCACGGACGAATCAACAATCCAAAATTATATTGTTGAAGTTAAAGCTATTTTTTATAAAACTGCACCTGAGGATGTAGCATTCCCACGAGGGGTATCTAATTTGGAAAAGTATAGTAGTGTTACTGATATTTATTCTAAGGGAACGCCTGTTGCAGTTAAAGGTTCTTTAATATATAATCACTATTTGAAAAAACTTGGTATTTCTAGAGAGTACGAAGAAGTATTTGAGGGTGATAAAATTAAATTTATTTACCTAAAGACTCCAAATCCTCTAGGTGGAGTTAAAGGTGATCAAGTAGTTTCATTTAAGACTAGGTTACCAAAAGAATTTGGACTTGATGAATATATTAATTATGACAGACAATTCACAGTGAGTTTTTTAGATCCACTAAAAAAGATTTTAGATGTCATTGGTTGGAATGTAGAAAAAGTAAACACATTAGAAGACTTATTTGTCTAGGAGAATAAATGGAATTTTTAAACGATCTTATTAAAGAGTCAGGAAACAAATATGCAAGCATTGTTGATCAAGGATTGGCAGGAGCTGACATCGGTGGGTTTGTCGATACTGGTTGTTATATTTTTAATGCTATACTTAGCGGTTCTATTTATGGAGGGATACCAGATAATAAAATCATTGCTATTGCTGGTGAAAGTGCCACAGGAAAAACATATTTTACCCTTGGAATCGTTTCTAAATTTTTGCGTGATCGTCCTGATGGGGTTGTGCTTTATTTTGATTCTGAACAGGCAGTAACCTCGGACATGATTAAAGATAGAGGAATCGATACTAAGCGTGTTGCAGTAATGCCTGTATCAACCGTGGAGGAGTTCCGTCATCAAGCAATTAGTATTGTTGATAAGTATAATGACAGTAAAGACAAAAAGCCAATGATGATTGTACTAGACTCTCTTGGTATGCTTTCTACCGAAAAGGAAATGACTGATACTGCTGACGGTAAAACTACCAGAGACATGACTCGTGCTCAAGTAATTAAGGCAACTTTCCGCGTTCTTACTCTTAAATTAGGTGCTGCTGGAATTCCTATGATTATGACAAATCACACTTATGCAGCAGTTGGCTCCATGTTCCCAACTAAGGAGATGAGTGGTGGTGCCGGTTTGAAGTATGCGGCATCCACCATTATTTATCTCTCAAAGAAAAAAGTAAAAGAAGGAACTGATGTCATTGGTAACATTGTTCATTGTAAGTTGTATAAATCTAGACTTACAAAAGAAAACTCTATGGTGGATGTTATGCTTCACTATGATACTGGATTAGATCCCTATTATGGACTATTGACTCTTGCAGAAAAATATGGTATAATTAAAAAGGTATCAACAAGATATGAGTTTCCTGATGGTGCCAAAGTTTTTGAAAAGCATGTATACAAAGATCCAGCAAAGTATTTTACTAAAGAAATAATGGATCAACTAGAAAAAGTAGCTCATGATGAATTTACATATGGGCAAGTAAAAATGGAAACCGATAATGAGTGATCTTTCAAAAATAATTTTATCTAATTTAGCATACAACGACTCTTTTTCTAGAAGAGTCGCTCCTTTTCTACAAGACTCCTTTTTTGAAAGTCATGCAGATAAAATTGTTTTTAAAATTATTTTTGATTTTATAAAACAGTATAATTGTAATCCAACTAAAGATGCAATACTAGTGTGTCTTGATAAGAAAACTGATCTAAATGATGAGTTATATAAAACATGTCATTCAACAATTGAAAGTTTTAATATTGATGATAAAACTGATCAGGAGTGGTTGATTGATGAAACTGAAAATTTCTGTAAAGAAAGAGCAGTTTATAATGCAATCATGGAATCGATTCATATTATTGATGGTAAATCAAAAACCCAAGCTCCTAATTCAATACCCGGAATTTTATCTGATGCTTTGTCGGTATCATTTGATGCTCACATCGGACACGATTACATAGAAGATTCGGATGAAAGATTTGATTTTTATCATCGTGTTGAAACTAAAGTTCCATTTGATTTAGACTATATGAATAGAATTACTAATGGCGGCACTCCCCAAAAAACATTGAATATAATTATGGCAGGAACTGGGGTTGGTAAGTCTTTATTTTTATGTCATCACGCAGCAGCATGTCTTGCACAAAACCAAAACGTTTTGTATATAACATGTGAAATGGCAGAAGAACGAATTGCAGAACGAATTGATGCAAATCTGTTTGATTTACCTATAGATGAAATTAGATCTTTGTCTAAGCAGATGTATGAAAATAAATTGGAATCAATATCTAAACATGTAAAGGGTAAACTTATTATTAAGGAATATCCAACTGCATCTGCTAGTGTAGTCCATTTTAGAAATCTTATAGATGAACTTTGGCTTAAGAAAAAGTTTAAACCTGATATTATCTTTATTGATTATTTAAATATCTGTACCTCTTCGAGATTAAAAAATAATGGTACTGCTAACTCATACACTCTAATTAAGTCAATTGCAGAAGAGTTAAGGGGACTCGCAGTAGAAAAATGTGTTCCTATATTTTCTGCTACACAGGTAAATAGATCAGGTTTTAATAATAGCGATATGGGTTTGGAAGATACTAGTGAATCATTTGGACTTCCAGCAACTGCTGACTTTATGTTTGCACTTATATCAACAGAAGAATTAGAAGATTTAAATCAAATTATGATAAAACAACTAAAAAATAGGTATAACGATCCATCAGCAAATCGTAAATTTATTCTTGGTATAAATCGAGGAAAAATGAAATTATATGATGTTAAAACAGATGAACAAGGTGGACTAGTTAATTCAAATCAAACAACTACAGAAGCTGCTGGTTCTGGATTTGACATTTCGTTTACTGATAAATTTAAATCTAATTCATCTGACTTTTCTTCGTGGAGTTGAAATGACAGTTTTTATTGATAAAAAGTATATTAATATAGTATCAAGTCAACTAGATAAGTTTAGTTGGAAAAAACAAGATTTGGCCAACTGTAGGTGTCCAATTTGTGGGGATTCTCAAAAAAATAAAACAAAAACTAGACTATACTTTTATGAAAAAAAGAATAAATATCTAGTTAAGTGTCATAATTGTGGATATTCTGCAGACATGTTTGGTTTTCTACAAGAGTTAAATCCTTCCTTACATAAGGAATACTCAGTAGAACTATGGAAAGAAAAACACGGAACTAAAACAAAGTCTCGATTAATAGGGGAAAGCGAAATGTTATCGCTAATGAAAAAACCAGAGTTTAAAAAGAAACAGGATTTATTAAAACCTTTAACTTCTGTTAATTCATTACCCAAAGAACATCCGTGTGTTAAGTTTTTAGAAATTAGAAAAATTCCAAAAAGTAAATGGAAGTATCTTTTTTATACTGAAGATTTTGGTTCTTACATGAGATTATTGGATCCATCTTGTTCTAATTATCCGGCGGGAGAACGAGAACGTCTGGTTATTCCTGTCTTTGATAAAGACGGTACTGTAGTTGGTGCTCAGGGAAGAGTACTAACTATGAAAGGAGAAGCAAACGCAAGAACCACTCTTCGATACGTTACCGTAAAGGCGGATAAGAGTATAGATCGTTTATGGTATGGTATGTGGAGAGCGGATCCAAATAAGCGAGTATATGTTGTAGAAGGACCAATTGATTCCTTGTTTATACCGAATAGTATTGCTATGGTTGGATCTGGTGCTATTGATAACATTCACTCTAGATTTACTAAATCTGATGTAGTTTATGTTTTAGATAACGAACCAAGAAATGCACAAATTTCTAAGTATAACGAAAAATTAATTAAAATGGGAAAACAAGTGTGTATTTGGCCATCTGAAATTACAGACAAAGATATTAATGATATGATTTACTCTCGTTCATGGAATGAAGTTAGAAGAATTATTAATGCAAATACGTTTACAGGGTTAGAGGCGACTTTTAAATTAACTCAATGGAGAAAGGTGTAGTATGAGTCAGAAAGTATTGGATAAAGGTCATGTTGATCTCGTAGATTCTATGGGTTCGGATCTTACTGTATGTAATGCAGCAAGAGTTTCTTTTTCTAAAGATACTGAATGGGAGATAGATGAGGAAGCGGTCTCAAGACTCCGTGAGAGCGGATCCTCGTACCACGTAGAGGATGTACAGAAGTTATCAGAACGTGATGGAAAGTTACTGAAGTATCTAGCGACTCATCAACATTGGACTCCCTTTGCACACCCGCAGATTACTATGCGGATAAAGGCACCAATTTCAATTCGGACACAAATGTTCAAACATAAACAGGGTTTTGTGGAGAATGAAATTTCTCGTCGTTACGTCTCCTTTACACCTGAGTTCTATTATCCGTCTTGGAGAGGAGAACCAACTCATGGTGCAAAACAGGGTAGTAGTGATTTTATTTCTATTCATCCCGAAGCAGAGAAAAACTTTGATAATGTTTTGCGTCTTGCTGTCTATACATATGACGAACTTCTTCGTAATAATGTTGCACCAGAACAAGCTAGGTTTGCATTACCTCAGGCGATGTATACAGAGTGGTATTGGACTGGTTCGCTTGCTGCTTATGCTCGATTCTACAAGCAACGAATCGACACCCATGCACAATACGAAGTACGAGAATATGCCAAGGCGATTGGTATTTTGATACAACCGTTATTTCCTGTTTCTTGGAAGTACCTCACTGCTAAATAGAGTGAGGTTTTTTCTAGGAATATTATGTCTATAGACTTATCAAATTATAATATTAAGTTTTATAAAGGTTCTACTTTTAAATTAGATTTTTCTTATACTACAAGTACTGATGTTGCTATAAATCTATCTGGTAGAACAGCAAAGATGCAAGTAAGGCGTTCTCCATACAGTCCGGAATTAATAGCTGAACTGTATGATGATTGGCCTGTAGGATCTGTTGGAATTGGATCTTCCGGTGATTTTCTTTCTGGACAAGGAGTGACAGGTGGAACTGGTGGTATAGCACTAAATTACGATTCTGTAAATGGTGATATTCATGTGGAAATTGATCCTGTTACATCATCTAATATGCCAGTTGGAAAACATTCATATGATATACAGTTGATTAAATCTTCTGATTCAACACAAACAACAATACTACGTGGGGAATTACAAGTTCTTCCTAGTACTTTATGATAAATTAGAACACTTAATCTTCATAAATACAAATGGGAGTAAGCTATGAGTACGACAAATTTGGATCATCAAATTGTTCATTATCAAGGCGATACCTTCGTATTAGAGTTTGAGTATGTAAGCGAAACTAACATTCCACAGGAATTATTAGGATTTTCTGCTGACATGTATATACGGAGATCTCCTCTGGTTTCTAAGCTGGTTTGTCAATTAAATGATGATTTTCCTACTGGTGTTTTTGGTAGATCTAATGATTCTGATTTTCTAGTAGGATCAGGAGTTACTGGAGTAGGTGGGATTTCGTTGAACTATGAAGGAGTTAGTGGTTCTGTTTACATTTCTATAGACGCAACCACAGTTTCTAATATACCTGCAGGAAGAAATTTTTATGATCTTTCTATAACAGGTAGGGATGCAAACGGAGTTACTGGAGCTAGCGGAGAAGTTACAAATATACTAAGCGGGACGTTTGAGTTAGCAAGAGAAGTTACTAGATAAAGTAGAGAAACATTAATGGCTTTAAATAAAGTTAAAATTAAAAATACCGAAAGTATTAGACTTGTAACCGGCGACAAGACCGAAATTAGTGGCGGTTCGTCTTTTAATGGAATAGAGATTGTTGGTGTTACGAATAGTGCTGACGCAACTCAAGTTACCAACAAAACTTCTCTAACTATTCATTCTAGAGTACCGGGAATTAGTTTCAGTGTTGCTACTAATGGAATTACCGCAGAAATTGAAGCTTTTCCTGTTGCAGATCCAGACGAAGAGGAAATTTTTAACAGAATAGCGGGTGATAACCACTTATATTACTTTACTACTATTAGTGGAGCCCTCAATATTCCTGATGCAAGTGCTGCAGGTGAATTTATATTCAATGCAGATAATCGTAAAATTTCTATACATGCTTTAGATTTAAATAACAGACCCGCAGGCAAACAAAGTTTTTCTGCTGCTGCAGAAATATTTAATGGAGTCATACTGGCATCCAGAACCGATACTGCAGGTGAAAATGTTTTTGAAGAACACACGATAACTTATAATAATCCCTCATATAACGGAACAAAGTTTGATATTGAGGATGTTACTATTACTAACGGCACTACCTTAGAAAATTGGTATGGCGGTACTCGTCCTGTTTTAGTTACTGTAATACCAGATTCAGCTCTTTTGGGTGCTACCGAAGTTGCTGCAAGAACTGCATTTGTATTTCCTGATGGGTGTAGTGCTCAATCAATAGTTTCTTCATGGAACGGACTGACATGTGAAGTTACTTTTGATCAATATGTTGCAGATATTAACGGACTTACTGGTGCTATTGATACTAGTGGGTTGACCTTTAACTTTGCTGGTGTGTCTGCATCTGGTGATATTACTACGAATAAACTTATATTCGCTGATGGTACATCAATGAGCACTTCAGCTTCTGGATCTGGTGGAGTAACATCTATAAACGATGTAGTAGCATCTTTTAACGGACTTACTGGTGCTGTAACTTTATCAGCTGGAACTGGTATAACCTTAACTGGTAATGTATTGTCGGTGGATGCAGTAACATCGGTAAATGGTGCTAGTGGTGATGTTACAATTACTGGTGCTACTGGTGCAACAGGAGAACAGGCAATCGCAAAAACTTATGCGGTGACTGTTGCAGATCCAGGAGATGGAAACAACTACTACTTTATCGACACTGTTCAACAAGATACAATTTATCTTCTTCGTGGCCAGAAATATGTTTTCTCTCTTGCAGGAAGTGTAAGTGGACATCCATTCCATCTACAAACAACATCCGGTAGTGCTTATGATTCTAGTAATCTATACACCACGGGAGTTGTAAACGCAGGTGCAGAAAGTGGTGATATAACATTTACAGTTCCTTATGATGCACCATCTACTCTCTATTATAGATGTCAAAATCATGCTAACATGGGTGGTGTAGTCACAATAAAAAATCTTACAGCAAACGATCTGCAAGGTGTTACAGGTGATGTAGGTGCTACTGGTGAACAAGGTGCAGATGGTGCAGGTGGAGGCGGAGCAACTCTTGCTGCAGGTGTTGGACTTGCATTGTCTTCAATTGTTGCGGGCGTAGGTCATACTCTTGATGTAACTTTATCAGCTGGAACTGGTATAACATTAACGGGCACTACATTTAATGTAGATGCAGTAACATCCTTTAATGGATCTAGTGGTGATGTTACTTATCTGATATCAGCTGGAACTGGTATAACCTTAACTGGAACAGAATTAAATGTAGATGCAGTAACATCCTTTAATGGATCTAGTGGTGATGTTACACTTACTGCTGGAACTGGTATAACCTTAACTGGTAGTGAATTAAATGTAGATGCAGTAACATCCTTTAATGGATCTAGTGGTGATGTTACTTATCTGATATCAGCTGGAACTGGTATAACCTTAACTGGTAGTGAATTAAATGTAGATGCAGTAACATCCTTTAATGGATCTAGTGGTGATGTTACACTTACTGCTGGAACTGGTATAACCTTAACTGGTAGTGAATTAAATGTAGATGCAGTAACATCCTTTAATGGAGCTAGCGGTGATGTCACACTTACTGCAGGAACTGGTATAACCTTAACTGGTAGTGAATTAAATGTAGATGCAGTAACATCCTTTAATGGATCTAGTGGTGATGTTACACTTACTGCTGGAACTGGTATAACCTTAACTGGAACAGAATTAAATGTAGATGCAGTAACATCGATAAATGGTATTAGTGGTGCTATTGATACGAGTGGGTTGACATTTAACTTTGCTGGTATTTCTGCATCTGGTGATATTACTGCCGGTGGAAGACTGATTGCCGATGTAGTTCAGGATCCAGATAATGTAAACTCTAGGTTTGGGTATGTAAACAATCCCACCGTATGGCAGTTATACACTGGTAATAATGATGTTAGAGTCACCATTAGTTCTGGAGGACTTCAAACAAGCAATAACGGTCGCCTTCAGGCAGACGGATTTGTACAAGCAGGAACATATGTTCATGCTGGAACTGGTGTCTCGTTAGATGCTTTTGGTATCACCTTCGCCGATGGAACCTATCAAGACACAGCATCTTCTGGTTCTGGTGGAGTAACATCTATAAACGATGTAGTAGCATCTCTTAATGGACTTACTGGTGCTATTGATACGAGTGGGGTGACATTTGACTTTGCTGGTATTTCTGCATCTGGTGATGTTACTGCCTCTGGTGATGTTAGAAGTCCACATTTCTATGGAATAGGTCATGAAACTGGACTAGATGTTGACACCACTAACACCCTCGTACTAAAAGCAGCAAATCAATCTGCGGTTACTGCTAGTACAGTAAAGGTGCAAGTCAAAAAACTTTTGCAAGCAAACGAACTTATTCATGCCAAAGCAGGTATCTCTATGGATGCCGCTGGTATCACCTTCCCCGATGGATTAGAACAAATACAAGCTTCTCATAGTTTTGTTGGAGCTGGATTTGACGGACAGGGTGCAACATTACAAGCTAATACAGTTTTAGTCCCTGTTGAACAAGCAGGATCTATTAGGAGTGCAACTATAGTTGGTGATGTGTCTGGTTCACTTTCAGTATCAATATTTAAATATGGAGTTACTTCTGATACTGCTGATCTTGGTGCCAGTGCAGAAGTAGGAACAATTTCATTATTAGAAAAAATAATAATACGAGATACGACTGAGATTACTGGGACAACTGCTGACATTGCAGAAGGTGATATTTTAGCTTTTAGTCTGGGTGCAACCGCTGCAGGTGCTCCAATAATAGCTTCACAGAAAGCAACATGTAAATTAAAGATTCATGATAAATGATTGAGTATAAATAGACTAGATTGATATTAAACTCAACAGAGTTACTTATACATATAACAGGAGAATATAACAATGACTAACGCAACCCTCACCCTCTTTATCTCACAATCCCTTCGTCCAGACTCGGAACGATTTCGTGGCAACTACTTCCAAGGCATCGACCTCACCTCGCGGGTCACTGCCGAGATTGTTCCCGTCATGGTCTTGACTGGTCTCGCAACCTTCGACGCATCAACAGGTTTGACCCCGGTCGTCGGTCAGGAAGACGAAGCAATTGACGACGGTAGAACCGCTGAAGGAATCATGCCTCTCAAGAACTCCGAGTTCTGCAAGTTGGTCAACTCGTTCATGGCGATCACGGCAAGCATTGCGTCTGATCAGTCGCTCGTCGATGCAATGTCTAATGCATGCGTCCGACCAATTACGGTGAACTGACATGGCTGTAGCCTATTACGACGCTGGTGCGAGTGGGGCAAACGACGGCTCAAGTGCTGCGGACGCATGGACTGACCTCCAGACTGCGTTCGACGGGATCTCTGCGGGTGATACGTTGTATTGCAAAAAGCACAGCAGTCGAGTCGGTGACAACGGATCAACCGCGATCACGTTCTCGACCAGCGCGACTTCCGGCGCACCGACTCGCATCGAGGGATATGGCACGACTCCCGGTGACGGGGTTCATTTTGAAACGTCTTACGCGATCCGCAACACCGGCGAGCATTCCATAATTGCCTACTTCGACGTACAGGTTACGGCAAATGTTTCGAATACTTTTGACTTTAATGCCGACAATGCAATTGCGTACCGATGCAAGTCTTACGCCAGTTACAACTTCGGCGGAGGAGGTAGTTTCACCGACGGGTCTGCGATCGAATGCTCTTTCAGTGCGAAGATCGGCACGGCAAATGATGGGGTATTAGTAGTCAGTCGCGGAAACGTAATTAACTGTTATGTTGAATCTCGATCCACTGGTTCGGGGACAAATGGAGGTGCTGGAATCCGTTTTAATCCGGACTACCGATCATATTCCCTCTGCGGCAACCTCATCGTAGAAAAGAGAACGAATCCCGGAGCATCGAACGGCATCACATCTTATAACGGTACGCAGGCCCAGAACAACATCATATCGAATAACACAATTCATAAATTTGGGAACGCCGGAATTCAAATTGATCAGGGCGTCGCCGCGACCGTGCTCTCTTCCACGTCGATCTATGGAAACTTGTTTTATGATCTGACCTACGGCATCGAACACTTGCAACGAACGAACTCAAATTCATTCCACTGGGCAGCGTACAACAACGCTTACGGTGCTGTATCGTCAGGGCAAACCACAGGCATAACTGAGAATTTTGATCCGATCACATTAACCGGCGATCCGTTTGTAGACCACATCGATTACCAGTTGAACACGACATCCGGAGCGGGTGCGTTGCTCCGTGGTCTGCTAGGTCTACCTGACAGCAAAGACCCCACATCATCAACAAGAAAATCGTTCCCTTCGGTCGGAGCAATCCAACCAGAACTCGGTAGTGCTGCTGTTACTGTCGGATTTGCAATATGAAAATTAGAAAAGACTTCAATTGTCCATACCTTCTGGTAGTTTATATCTAAATGTGATAATTTATTACCGTTCTTAGTGTTCGTGGTAAAAACTCAATCACATTTTAGTTGACTTTTTACATTGAACTGATATAATTTTTAATACAAAGCTTATAAATATAGCTTTACCAATATATAATGGAGTTTAGTTTATGTCCGAATTGCCTAGTTTATATCAATCATTTATTCACCTTTCTCGTTATTCCAGATGGTTGGAAGAGGAAGGTCGAAGAGAATCATGGGATGAAACAGTCAATCGGTATTTTGATTTCTTTACCGAACATCTGAAGACTGAGTGTAATTATAATGTACCAACCAAACTCAGAAAAGAACTGACAGATGCAGTTATTAACTTAGAGATTATGCCGTCTATGCGGGCATTGATGACCGCAGGCGAGGCTCTTAAAAGGGACAATGTTGCAGGATACAATTGTGCCTATGTTAGTGCAAGTAAAGTCAAGTCGTTTGATGAGATTCTGTACATCCTCATGTGCGGAACGGGGGTTGGGTTCTCAGTAGAACGCGACCTCATCAAAACCCTGCCGACGATAGCAGAGGAGTTTCAAGACAGTGATACGACAATTATTGTTCAAGATTCAAAGATGGGTTGGGCGAAAGCCTATAGAGAATTGTTTAGCCTTCTCATTGGAGGTCAAATTCCAAAATGGGACACGAGCAAAGTTCGTGCTGCCGGCAAGCGCCTTAAGACTTTTGGAGGTAGAGCGTCTGGACCAGAACCGCTCGAAGACCTCTTCAGGTTCACCGTCGAAACTTTCCGAAAAGCATCTGGTAGAAAACTTACTTCTATCGAATGTCACGATATTATCTGCAAGATTGCGGAGATTGTTGTTGTCGGAGGTGTTCGTCGATCAGCACTGATATCCCTCTCATCGCTCACTGACGAGCGTATGAGGGATGCCAAGAGTGGTGCATGGTGGGAAGCAGATTCACAGAGGGCTCTTGCGAATAACTCTGTTTCTTACAAAGAAAAACCAGAACCTGGCACATTCATGGAAGAATGGGTCGCTCTGTATAAGTCCAAGAGTGGTGAACGAGGCATTTTCAACCGAGAAGCAGCACATAATCAGGTTGAAAAAGCAAACGCATTTAGAACTCAGTTAGATCCAGACTACAGAATTCGCGATGCGGATCACCTGTTTGGAACCAACCCCTGTTCTGAAATCATTCTTCGTGACCGTGAGTTTTGTAATCTCACGGAAGTCGTAGTCCGTGAAGATGACACATGTAAGAGTCTACAACGCAAGGTAAAACTTGCCACTATTCTCGGTACATGGCAATCAACTCTTCTCAACTTCCGATTCCTCTCTGGTGAGTGGAAGAAGAATTGCGAAGAAGAACGCTTGCTTGGTGTGTCACTTACTGGTATAATGGACTGCGAGACTACGAGAAAGGTAGAAGGATTGGATTTAACATTACGAAGATTACGCAGCACAGCGATTAAGGTAAACAAGGAACTGGCCGATGAACTCGGTATTCCTCAGTCTGCTGCAATCACCTGCGTAAAACCATCTGGAACCGTTTCTCAGTTGACTGACGCAGCGTCTGGTATTCACGCTCGTCATGCCTCACAATATATTCGCACAGTTCGTGCGGATAACAAGGATCCCCTATGTTCCTTTATGAAGGACAAAGGGTTTCCAAATGAAGCAGATGTCATGAAACCAGATCATGTCACTGTATTCTCTTTCCCTGTTCAGTCTCCTCCCAACTGCATTACTCGTAATGAGATGAGAGCGATTGAACAACTAGAACTGTGGTTAGTTTACCAACGGCACTGGTGTGAGCATAAACCATCCGTTACGATTACAGTCCGGGAAGAAGAATGGCCTAGCGTGGGTGGATGGGTATATGATCACTTCGACGAGATCTCTGGAATTTCGTTCTTGCCGCATAGTGATCACTCATATCGTCAAGCACCCTATCAGGATTGTACTTGGAAAGAGTACGAAGCAATGCTCAAGAAAATGCCAGTCGATGTTGACTGGAGCGGTCTCGGAGAGTACGAGAAGGAAGATAATACTTCTGGATCACAGACTATGGCCTGCGTCGGTGGCGCATGTGAGATCGTAGACTTAACAAACTGATCAAAAATCATTAAGGAGAAAATTATGAAAATGATCAATGCTATTATTACATCGTGTGTTCTCAGTGGAGTTGCTGTTGCACAGGATACGGACACTCTTAATCGTGTTCAACTAGATGCCGCAACGCGGACATCACTCAATGACAACTACCTCAGTCTTAATGTTGGTGGTTTTATTCAAACTGGTTGGGAGTATTCTAATGGTGGCGGACTTCCCGCTCAAAACGGGTTTGCGGTTGATCGCGCCCGTCTTACCTTTTCAGGAGATATGAGCAATGAAAGTTTCTCTTACCTCGTCAGTGGACAGTGGGACGATGTTACGAACAGTTTCGATCTGCTTGATGCTGTCGTTACTCTTCGCATGTTCAGCGAATATGCAAACATCCGAGTTGGACAGTTCGTTCCCCAGTTCTATGCTGGATACGTCACTGACCCAACCCAACTCACAACCCTCAACTACAGTGTCTCAGCCCTTACCTTTGGTCAGGGACGAGGAACTGGTATCGAAGCCTTCCGATCTTTCGGAGACTTTGAAGTCAGTGCCTTCTACAACAACGGTTTCGACACCGCTGGTGTCGGCGCTGGAGAAAACAAATATGCCCTCGGTTTTGCAGCGAATTATCATCTGGATAATGCTGTGTCTATTAACGGTGGTTGGGCTTATGATTCTGTCACGGAAGGTGTGAACAGTCTCACCTTCGGTGGTAAATATGCAGATGGTCCTCTCAGCGTTGGTGCTGATTGGATTGTCAACGATGATGGAGGCAGTCTCAACAACTGGTCCATCGTCACTACTGCTGCATACAAGTGCTTCGACAAGTTCGAAGGATTTGCACAGTGGGAAATTGGTGACTACGACGGTAGTCTTAATCTTCTCACCGTGGGTGGTAACTACGATCTTGCTCACGGACTTGTATGGACTAATACCCTCGGGTATGCTATTCAAAGTCTTGGTAGTAATTTCGTAACTGATAACACTGGATGGCGTGCTGGTTCCGATTCGGGACAGTTCGTTCTCCGTAGTGGTGTTACCGTTAGTTTCTGAAAACCCATTTATTAAAAGGAATATAAAAATGGCTACTGAAAAACAAATGACCTGTTCAAAGAGTTGCTGCCCATGTGGGTGGCTTGGTAAACGAGTCCTCGGACTCTCCCTTGGTGTTTGGCTACTTCTGTTCGCAGTCCTCCCAATGAGCGCCCGTGGTGTCTCATGGAGTGCAAGAACTGTTGCAGGACTCTGGGACGGTGGTGTTAAAGTTGTTGGTGTAGATCGTCCTGATCGTGGTGAGCGTGCTGTTCGACGTGATCGTTCATCTGAGTGAGTATACTGTAATAATACATAGTATACACGTAGATTTGCTGGATCATCTCTATTAATATAGGTGTCTCTTAATTGAGACACCTATATATTTGTATGTATTCATTATGTGGTATAGATTATAGTTTAACCTCCCCAGCACTATGCTGTCATATGGGTACAGAATGGAAATACGAAAATTGTATTTTTTATTATCTTTCAGATAAAAAGAAATATTGTGGGATTTTTGACAAACGGATACATGGTAAATCTTTTGATGACTACAATACACCAGAACAAAGGTACGATAGTATTTCATCTTGGGCATTTGATACTTGTTCATTTTGTAGTCATGTCGGTATAGAAAATTATGCATATAATGCAACAGGTAGAGTATTTAATATTGCAGAAAATACGGGAATTCTTAAATATAAGCTATATGAGGCAGGAATACCTTTAGAGTGTATAAATATCTCTACTATAAAAAAATATGCAACAGGCAAAGGTAATGCAACAAAAGCTCATATGTATGATTCGTTTTATAAAGAAACACGAATTGATTTAATGGATATACTAAAAATGAAAACTTTGGGTAATCCCGTTACTGACATAGTAGATTCGTATTATGTGCGTAAAACATTATTTAATATAGTACAAAAAATGGAGAAATGAAATATGTTTATAAAAGATCAAGTAAATGCAATAAATACCCCGACATGGATTAGAGTAAATGAAGATGCACAGCGTCAACATTATAGAAACCAATTTGTAAATGAATATGGCGGGAGATTTATACAAAATGGTAGGTATGTAACCTGGGACAATACTGATGATATTTCTCATATTACAGATAGATATGTCATAAAAACTCCAGATAATAAAATAGAACTAACTGAAGTATTTTCAGTATATTGCAAAGAAAACAATTTAAATAAAGCTGCAATGTATGCTACATTACGAGGAGTCCGAAATCACCACAAAAAATATAAATTGATAAAAATTCCGGAATGAAGGATAATAAATGCTAAATAGAATGAAGGAAACATTTTATGTGTAAACTTTATTTAAAACATCAACACCTTCCCCTACTTAAAGACAAAAATAGCATATATTGACTAGTGAAGTTTCTTCACCGCAATATAATTCTTTTTTGCACACGGTAGGAGGTGATCCAGCTTTACTCCCCCTGAAAAACGGTGAAGAACTCCTGGAGGAGCACAGCAATGTGCTCCTTCTTTTTTATACATACTAATACACTCTTGAGGTTTTTATGGAAAATAATATTATCAATAAGATAGAAGAAGATTTTTGGATGGGCAGTACATTCAAAGATGATCTTTTGGAATTTACTCGTGCGAATAGAGTAGAAAAAGAAAGAGCAATTCAAAATGCTCGTTCTCGTGGTGGTGATCAAAAAGATGTAGATAAAGCAAGAAAATCTGTAGATAGAAAACAAGAAAAACAACAAGATTCCACAAATCCGTGGAAAAATGTTATTATAGTAAGAACCAATCAAGATGGTAAAGTTAGATTAATTCCAAAAGCAGATTTTGAACAAAATAGACATGAATTACTTTTTGGACAAGTATCAGGACAAGCACCAAAACCAGAAGTAACTCCTAATATTGCACAGGAAATGTCATCACAGGATGACTTTGAGGCATCTAAAACCTCTAATAGATTACTTGGTATAGTTTCGAGAAAGAAAAAATCTAAAGATGAAATTATTAGATCTGATCACTATGATTATCCCAAGGACGGTGTTCAAAGACAGGATACGTCTTCAACATATCCAGATTGGGATCATTCTCCTGATTCAATAGCACAGGGAATATCTCTCGTTGCAAATAGCACCGGGGGAAAACCTGTAGATATAAATGCAATAAAACAATTTTTTGGTCAAAGTCAGACATTAATGGATTCTTCTATTCGTGCTTACCAACAATTAAATGATATTGTTAAGGGTCAATTTTCTGTTACAACTCCCGATGAAGTTTACGCTACATCAAAGGCATGGACAAAAATTACTGGTGGGCAGGATAGATCAAACACTGATCTAATAATACAAGATGAAAGTGGTTCAGTTTATTGTGTTTCTATTATCCAAGATAAAACGAAGATAATTGTAGATGATGAAGCAAGAGTTCTTTTTGATTTTTGCTTCAAATCTAAACTAGAAGAGCTTACATCTGATGAAAAAATTAAAAAATCATTAGAAAAATTAAAAAAGAAAGTTTCTGACTACATTATATCTTTTGGTAATAATACTTCGATTCAACAAAAATATCTATATTCCCGTGGGGAAGATTTTAAAATAGACATTATATCTGACTTAGAAGAAATATTACAAACTAGTGATGTTTTAGAGAGTGTAATGGTTATCGAAGCTTTGACAGGAAATGAAAAATTTGGTGGTAAATTACCAGCGGTTTCAAACGCACTTATGAGTACGTCTCGTGACGGCACAAACCTTCAAATGGTTCCTATTACTAATACTTCAACTAAACAGCTATTGGGTGAGACTTACCTAAAACTTAAACTTACATCATCACCGGACGGAACACCGTTTGATGAAATGTATCAACTATTAGTTTCTTCCAGACAAAACATACCACAACTTAGTGAATTTTTAGAATTATCTGAAACCGTTAATGATGGTAAAGTATTTTTTGATAATTTCCTTTCAGAACAAAAAAGTTTATTGGAAGGATTTATTAAGTTGTTTGGTTTATCTGCAACTTCTGTTATTGTACGAAATATAAACTTAGATGCAGTTGGATCTGTTGGTAATGGTGACTATACTAGAATTGATGTTGGTGATAATACCTTTTATGTTGGTGTAGAAAAAGATGTAGAATACTATGATGGATCTGCTCTTAGACTAGGTGAAAGTATGGAAGATCTAGTATTAGGGTTAAGTCTTATAACAGAAAAAGAACGAGATTATAAAAAAGAATACACCAGATATCATTCTAGACCAGAGCAAATTAAAAGACGACAAGGTAGAAACCAAGCACGAGCAAAATTAGAAAAAGAAGGAAGAGTTTCTAACGGTGATGGTAATGATGTTGATCATAAAAATCACAATGCTACAGATAATAGCAGTTCAAATTTAAGGGTTAGAAATAAATCATCAAATCGTGGTGATAATAAAGTACCTGTTAAAGAAGAGTATGGTGCAGGAGAAACAGGTACTTGGGAGTTGTTGTTAAAATATATACAAGATACCCCATATATGACAATACCTAGAGAGTTATTAAAAAAGGAAAAGTATAATGTCGGATCTTGCAGGAAATGTACTGAAAAATAATGCAACCTTAGTTGGAATATTAGGAACATGGGTTGTAACTATAGGAGGATTGCTATGGTCTGTTGCTAGTACAAACGCAACATATGATCTAAGAATTTCTCATATAGAAACAGAATTAACTAATTTGGATGCACGACTTGATGTTGCAGAAACATTTAGAATGGAAATTCGATCAGATTTAGCTGAAATAAAAACAGACTTAATGTGGATAAGAAAAGATTTAGAAGCTAAAAACTAGAACTCACCACATACCCATAGAAAGACTCACATGAACGTTAAACAACTAGAAGTAGGAATGTCAATTCTCATAGAAGATACTATTTGCTTTGTTGAAAGTATTAATAGACTTGGAAATACTTCATATTGTGTTAATTATATCACAGAAACAGGAACTCGTTCTCGAGAGTTTTTTCTTAGTCATGACAAAGTTAAATTATTAGATGAAACTGAAGAATTAACAGAGAAAAAAACAGAAGGTAAAAAATTAAACAACCCGGTTAGAACACCCGGTGGACCGAAAAAATTTTCCGTCTATGTTAAAAACGAGAAAGGGAATACGGTTAAGGTAAACTTTGGTGATCCAAATATGGAAATTAAAAGAGATAATCCAAAGAGAAGAAAATCTTTTAGAGCAAGACACAATTGTGATAATGCGGGACCTAAAACTAAAGCAAGATATTGGTCGTGTCGGCAGTGGAGAAAAAGTGCCCCTGTTGCAGATTCATATGAACCAGATGGTGTTCTTTTAAATGATTCATTTTTAAATAAAGCTAAGTTGCTAACAACAGAATCAAAAACGGAAGATTCTCAATTGGAAAATAATATAGCAAGAGAATTGACGGTAAAAACTAAAGTGAAAAAACCAGAAGCAAAAAAACTGGCTAAAATTATTATGACATCAAAAGACCTATATACTAGTACAAAGGGAAAGGGAACTAAATGAAAACCTTCAATGAATTAAAGACCAAAATATTTGAGAGCGGTGAGCACACCTTTGGTGGTGGGTTCGGAGATAGAACTGATGCACAGGGAGCTGTTGCATCTGCATACAAAGACTACGGTAAGGGTACACACAACATCGATCAAGAAAACAATATGGATAGAATAAATGCTTTCTTGAAGTCATACTTTAAACAACCCGTAAGTGATCTTAGTACAGTTTTGGGTACTCTCAAGAGCAAATTAAATCTAATCAATCTTGATTTTGAATGTAAAAGGGATCCTAAAAATCCTGGAGGAAAACATTCTGTACTCGAAAAGGGACAGAATAGCTATGAGCTAACAAGAAATGGTGGTACTTTTGGTAAAACTCCTACCACACCATTTGATGAATTTGATGAAACCAATGGGTTCCCAGAAGGAACTGCTTATAATTTAAACATAGATGTATCTATGGCAGAGTCCGGACTTTATAAATTAAACGCTGAAATAGCAAGGCAGGCAGATGTATATAATGGAGATAGCGAAGCTTAATTCTAAAAACTTTCTTGATTACGCAATACAAAATTATAGAAATCCTGAATGTCGAGACATTGAGGAATTTTCTGAGGATGTGAATAGAATTAAATATTTAAAACGACTATTTAGTCGGTATGAGCAGGATGATGATTTTAAGTGTAGACTTGTTGTTAATCACTTAATAGTATTTTCTAATGTTTTTGGTAATATACCTTCTTGTAGAATACTATTTTTTAAAGTAGAGGATAGATATCATCATATTTTAAAAACGTGTTTGCAATACATGAATATGTGTCT